TAATAGTTTAGATGATGCCTCTGCATTAACAGCATGGAAAATGCGTATGGCTGCAATAGGTTTAACAAGCAGGCCAGATATATTATTAGCCATTGGTGTAGCAGGAGATAACAACAAGTTAGTCAATGCATACATTGAAGAAGCAATGGAAGTAGCAGGTGCTAGTAAAGCAGCAACAATCGGCACAGCAATCCATGCACTAACAGAAAAACTAGACTTAGGTTTAGAGTTAGGTGTATTCCCAGAACAATGGATGGGAGATATCAAAGCCTACGAACAAGCAACAAAGATTTTAACTAAAATTTACATTGAGCAATTCACAGTGCTAGACAAGTATAAAATTGCAGGCACACCAGATAGAGTTGTTGAATACAATGGTGAACGATTCATTGCAGACTTAAAGACAGGTCGTATTGACCACCCAAATAATATTTCTATGCAGTTAGCAATCTATGCAAACGGGTCCCCGTACATGCCTGACACGGGAACCCGTGGTAAGTGGGGCGACATCAACAAAGACAAGGCAATTATAATTCATGCCCCAGCAGGGACAGGAACTTGCAAACTAGTATGGGTTGACATCAAAGAAGGATGGAAAGGTGTACAGTTTGCAATGAAAGTAAGAAAGTGGCGAGACCAGAAGGGTCTTGCTACTCCATTTGAGCAAGGAGAAGATAGTGCCTAGCACAGAAGCACCCATCAGTATCACAGTTAAGACAGCAGCAGGTAGTTTGGTAACAGTCCGAGCAGAAAGCGGCGAGGAACTAGACCAAGTTGTTGCACTATCAGTACATGCAATCGCATCAGCAGCACAGGAACTGGAGTCGGCAGTGCGTGGTGCATCAGCACCAGCAATGTCAACACAGTCAGTAGCAGCAGCACTAGGTGGCAATATCATTGACACACTAGGGGGAACATCAGTTCCTGCCCAAGAATATACACAGCCAGCATCAGTACCAGTGTCAAACATTGGTGGTCGTGCATGCGCACACGGAAAGATGACAGCAATCCAAGGTATGGGTAAAGACGGAAAGCCATACAAGGGTTACTTCTGCGGTGCACCGAAGGGTGCATTCGACAAGTGTAAGAATCAATATGTTGTCATTCAATCACCAGAATGGAACACATTCGTACCAGAACAGATTAAGTGAAAACACTTAGACGCTCTATAAACAAAGCAGAGGTAGGCGGAGAACCACTCCCGCCTGCCTTTGCGGCGTTTGAAAGGGCAGGAATTATTCTGCGTAGAGCAGAGGTAACTGTAGTTGCAGGCACTCCAGGTGCAGGTAAGTCATCAGTTGCATTGGCTATTGCTGTGAAAACAAAACATCCTACACTTTACTTTTCAGCAGATACCAATGCACATACTATGGCTATGCGTTTGATTGCAATGACGGGCAAAATGCCCCAGTCAGCAGCAGAACTGTTACTTAAAAACAATCCAACAAAATCACATGAGATACTACAACTAAACAATCATTTGTTCTGGTCGTTTGAATCTAGCCCTACACTTAAAGACTTAGATGATGAAGTCTCAGCCTTTGAAACTGTATGGGGTAAGAGTCCAACGCTTATTGTTGTAGACAATCTTATGGATGTGGCAATGGATGGATATGATGAGTTCGGCGCAATGCGTGCAGTTATGAAAGAACTTAAATACCTAGCCAGAGATACCAACGCAGCAGTATTAGTACTACACCATACCAAAGAAGGCTTTGATGGTTATCCATGTCAGCCACGCAGTGCAGTGCAAGGTATGGTCAATCAAATTCCAGCAATGGTTCTAACTATCGGACAGATGAAACAGGGCGAAGACACATACCTATGTGTAGCCCCAGTTAAGAATAGATATGGGCGAGCAGACCAAACAGGTAGTAACTATGTTACTCTCTCGTTTAATCCAGAGTCTATGTACTTAGAAGATGTAGCGGTTAGATACCAACAAGAAGGAATAATAGACTAATGAGTAGTGCAGCCAAGCGCAAGGGTACACAAGGCGGAGAAATCCCAGCAGTTAATTGGTTAAAAGAAAATGGTTTTCCATATGCGGAACGCAGAATTGCGGGCAGTCACCTAGACAAAGGCGACATAGCAGGAGTCAATGGAGTAACTATAGAAGTTAAGAACCATATTAAGTTAGACCTTAGCACTTGGGTTAAAGAACTAGAAATAGAAATGATTAACGACCAAGGTTGGACAGGTGTTGTCCTCCATAAGAAAAAAGGAACTAAGAATGTTGATGAATGGTATTGCACAATGCCAGCCAAAGTATGGCTGGATTTAGTTAAGCAGGCTATGCGTGGACGAGAAACATAATATTGCAGATTACTTAAGATACATCGGCGCAACCGTGCCACCAGAGGGCAACGGTTGGCGCAAAATTAAATGTCCATTCCACGATGATGGTCATGCATCAGCAGGTATAAACTTTGATGAAGGTAGATTCAAATGCCATGGCTGTGGTGTAAGTGGAGATGTATACGATTTAATTATAGAAAAAGAAGGAGGCACATATCGTGAGGCTATCAAATTCGCACAGGCAATTTCTCTTACAGGCAGCGAACCAGTACGCAAACCAAATACACTTAGCAGAAGAGTACCTAGCAACACGCAATCTCTCGGTAGACGAGGCTCGGAACTTCCACTTGGGGGTAGTAAAGGACGCTCTTCCAGGTCATGAGCAGTACTCAGATAGGTTAGTCATCCCATACATCACGCCCTCAGGCGTGGTAGATATCAGATTCAGGTCAATGAATGGGGCAGACCCAAAGTATATGGGCATGCCAGGTGCTAAGACCAGCATGTTCAATGCACAAGTAGTACTCACAGCATCAAATTACATCTGTGTTACTGAAGGTGAAATAGATTGTATTACCCTAAGTGTTAAGACTAAACATCCAGCCGTAGGTATTCCAGGTGCAAACAATTGGAAGCCATTCTATACAAGAATCCTAGATGATTTTGATACAGTAATTGTATTAGCAGATGGCGATGGCCCAGGGTTAGAGTTCGGTAAGAAAATAGGTAAAGAGTTAGGCAATGTAAATATAATTCAAATGCCAGAAGGCCACGATGTAAACAGTATCGTGCATAAAGAAGGAGTAGACTTTATCAATGAACGAATCGCCAAGTGCCTCAATGTCAAATGAAGATAATGTATGGAATTTTATTAAAGACCATCCACGGCTTATAGGTTTACCTATATCAGATAGGCAAGGGCTTGACTTACTCAATGCACTAGGTGATGTGGCAGATATGATTCCAAAAGACCCAGTAATGGCACATAAAATGCTGACCATGATAGCCACAGTTATAGTGGCATCAGTTACAGGCAATGGTAATGAGACCATTGAAGAACTATTAGTAGCGGAAGCAATGTACAACTTCGACACAGAGACCAAGGAGATACTCAGTGAAAGACCCGAATGACTTTGAGGATATTCTAAAAGAACTGCGTGTTATTATGATACGTAAACATGCAGACTATGGGCCGTTAAATATATCCAATGCCCCAGGCGGGGCAATGAATGGCTTGCTTGTCCGTATGCATGACAAGATGGAACGGTTAGAGAATCTTTACTATAAAAAAAACGACACGCCCAACTACGAATCTATACAGGATTCCCTCATTGACTTAGCAAACTATGCAATAATCGGACTATTGGTGCAAAGAGGACAGTGGGAAGGCATGAAATAATCTAATGTATTTAGATGACTACGAAACCATGGTAGCAGCCCTTGCTGTTGAGTACCACCGCAAGTACCCTATAACTGAGCAGTCAGATATAAAACAAGTACTGTGGTTGTGGTTTGTTTCTCATCCCCAAAAATACAAAGAGTGGTCAGAGTTAGAACAGAAAGATAAAGATAAGTTAATAGCCAGGTCTCTACGCAATGCAGCCATCAAGTACTGCGAAAAAGAAAAGGCTAGAAAGATTGGGTATGAAATACTTGACTTGTATTACTACAACCCATCAGTCATTGAGGCTTTCTTACCATCCATCATTGCAGAATCATATGAGATTCCAGTAGCAATTAAAGATTTAAACTACAAATTTTCTAAAGGTGAGAGCAACGATACTAATAACTGGCTAGTGCTGCGTTCAGATATAGCCACTGCTTACTACAGATTATCAGATGCAAAACAAAATGTGCTTCGTATTAAATACTCAGCAGAAAATGTTGAGTGGAGTGACTTAGCAGATGAACTATCTACCACAGCAGATGGTGCACGGATGAAAGTAAAGCGGGCAATCAGTAGTTTGATTAGGAACATCGGCGGGCAAAGGCCATACATTGAAGAAGATACTTTAGTAGAGGCAGATGATGACGAATCAGGAGAGTGATAATGTTAAAGAAATCAGAGAGTTATTACACCCAACGGATTACTCACACGCTATGGATTTGCGAGGAGAATCTATTGGAGATGTTTGCATATGTGGAGGGGATGTATTTCATGCGCTTGTTGCATTTGACGAGGGTGAGATATGCTTTTATTTCCTTGATGGAGAGTGCACTAACTGTGGGTCAATGGTCACACTCCCTTACCCAAAGAACGAGGACAATTACTAATGCCACTCTTTGATTTTAAATGTACTTGTTGTTCAGATGTAATCGAAGTAAATGAAAATATACCCCCAGCCTGCTCAACTTGTGGTGAAAGAATGCAGCGTATATGGTCAGCACCAGCAGTCAAGTTCAATGGTTCAGGCTTCTACTCAACAGGAGGATAGAATGGCAGCAAAAAAAGTAGGTAGGAATAAGTGGTTAACATTTGGTCGTAACTCAGGATTTGGGTTAGGCTTTAATGTATGTAAATATTATGTAAGTTTAGAACTTGGTTTTTGGTATTTAGCATTTGAGTTCTAATGGAGTATCCAGACTGGCAAGGCACACCTAATTGTAGAAGTGTAGACTCAGAGGAGTTCTTTGTACCAGAAGGTAGTTCTACATATAGAGATGTTAATAGGCTTAGTAAAATCTGTAACAACTGTGAAGTAAAACAACAGTGTTTAGATTACTCACTTAAGAATGGTGTATTTGGATACTGGGGTGGAACAACAGAGTTCCAACGCAGGGTACTAAGAAAGAAATTAAAGATTACGGTCAAGCCACTATACTTAGGATACCCATGAGCAAACTATCAGACTTTGATTTAGACTTAGCGGTTGGTCAAGCAGGAGAAGGATTAGTAGAACAACTACTAACAGGTGGTAGTACAGTAGAAGTAAAGACAGATTTGCAATGGAAAGATACTGGCAACCTATATATAGAAACAGTTTGCTGGTCACATAACAACGAGAATTGGTATCTATCAGGGTTGTCCAGCACTAAGGCTGCATACTGGGCATTCGTGTTGGAGGGGGCAACCTTGATAGTGCCAACGGAGGTATTAAAACAAGCAGTAACGGCACGGGGAAGAGCCATTACTTGCAACATACCTCCCAACCCTAGTAAGGGTTACCTTATTAAGGTTGAAGATATATTAAGTACGCTCAGTAAATGACAAAAGACCCCCAGTTCTGGTAGAGATACCAGTTCTGGGGGTTTCTTGTGTCTATGGGGCTGCTAGGCCCCTTAAATCATTACTTTGAACCACGTCCAAAGGATGTAGCAGATGGGTCTAGCCACTTAAGTAGTGGTCCAGCAAAGCCTGCAAGGGCTGCAGCGCCAAGAGTCTTAAGGTCTGTCTCACCAGCAAGATACAGTGCAATCGCAGCAGATGCTGCGGCACGGAACCATGTCAGTCCGAGTTGCTTAAATTGTTCCATTATTTCCTCCTATTATTGCTTTGCCCCGTGCACTTTGCAACAGGTACAAACTTCAGTCTTATATGCTTTCTTTGCAGGTACTGTAGTCAAACTAGCAATAACCTGATTAAGAGTCTTAGGTTGATTCAACCACCAAAACCATGGAGAAGTATCGGAACCCATAGTGGACTCAATAGAAATATGTAGATGCTTATTATGAGCATTAGTCCCAGTGTACCGTCTGTTTCCCAACTTGGACTTTTCTTTAGACCAGATTTGTCCCTTGAAAATAAGGTACTTAACACGCTTATCTTCTTTAAGTTTTTCAAAAATGTCAACACAATCAATTCCATTCTTAGGGTCATGCGTTAAGTCGACAGCAAGTCCAGTGTTATGGTCGCTGGTTGGACTCTGTTTCAAATGAGCGTTGGACGGAAGAAGTCCATCCGATGCTTTCATACGCAATGGCGCTATCGCTGTGGCTTGTCGAAGGACAGCAATAGCGGCAGGTGTGGCTTTCTTGACTACAGACTTCATTCATCTCTCCCCTTGTTTAACATCATCTGATAAAGAATTTCTACCTTGGCCTCTAGTCTTGTGACAGAATCTTTGAGGCTTGAGCCAGCATTTGGTTTAAGTTCATACAAGTAATGCTTGACTAACCATCTAACAGAGGTAGCAAAAGCAGCCACAAGAGTGCAAACAGATATGGCTATACCAAGCCACTGTGCCGTAGTCATTATACTGTACTCACCACAATCTCTAATATTCCACCAAATCCAGTAGAGTTTTTATCTGGTGGAGTAGTGTTCACCAAACTAATACCAATGATTTGGACTTGGCGACTTTCGCCAGTATTTAAATCTTGCCATGTAACTATGTCACCATTTTCTTCAATGGATTCTAAAGCAACTACACGGTCATATGCCCGTCCTGAATAACCAGTACGAGAATTATTCCTATCTGTTTCTTCATCAAAACAATATACATACTGACTAATAAGTCTTTGTCGTGGTGTAGCAATAGTTGCCTTTGCCTGATAGCCCTTAAAGGTTGGACCTTTAGTACTATCTGTAGCATCGCGGTACATAATAAACTTATAGGCTACATATTCCTGAGCCGTTGGTGGGTTGGAGGTTGTAACCTCCACTGGCGGTACTGCTGAGTCATAGGAGATGTGGTCATACTCATTGCCATCTGAATCTACAGTTTCTAATGTCATAGAACCAAACGTAAAATTACCCCGAGCAAGTAAACGCTTAAAGTTTTTAGGCTCAAGGGTTCCGTATCTAATGTTACCTGTAGTTAGATAGCCAGTTGTTGATAAGACTGTGGCAGATTGAACAGCAATACCATTGCTACCAGAAGTAGTAAATGCTATCTGTCCAGAGTTACCTATAAAATCTACACTTGTAGCATAACCAGAAACGCTATCAAGATAGGTATCTGTTGCATAAGCAAAACGTAATGTTTCAATTTCATTACTTAAATCAATACGATATAAACCAGCATATCCGCCAATAGAACCAGTAACCCATACAAACTTATCTCTAAATGCAAAATCGTAAACGCCATTAGACTCTTCAATAATTAATGGACCGTAATTAATAGAACCATCTTGGTCTGAAATTTCTGCTGCGCGTACGCCCTTGTTAGTGCCAATTATTAAGTAGCCAAGATAGTATTCAATCTTATTTACATACTCACCAATTGGTAATTGTGCTGCAATAACACCTGATGTAAGCGTAGGCATGGCACCACCAGTACTTAATGTAAACTTATAAATAGCCGAGTTACCACCAGCATAACCTGCAGCATAGACAGCAGAACCACCTTCAGAAATAGATGACCATATCCAAGCAGTATTAGGATGTGTGTATAGCGGTGTAGGTAGTGCAAGTGCGCTACCAGTAGCACCAGTTAATTCATAGATAGAATTAGTAACAGCGCCAACAAGGCGTTGCTTAACCCAAGCAAGTGTGGCACGTGTGCCAGTTGCGTAGTACTCGGTCCATCCAGCAGAGGCTGCGTTAAGAGGACCAACATAAATATGGTCATTGTCTGCTATAAATAATCTTGTGCCATCTGTACATACAGCACCATCTAAAATATTACCAAGGTTAGTAGGAGCATATGTTGTTACTACTGTTCCATTTGCTTGAAAAGATTTAATTGTAGTAGAACCAGGAATATATCCAACTACTACATCAGTTGTTGTAGATACTCCAGAAATAATTTTATAAGTACCAGTAGTAACACCAGACATATTGGCTGTCTCTTTAAGTAAAGTAGCCTGTCCTTTAGTCCATACATCTATATTTCTACTGTCTCCAAAACGATAGTGTCCATTCTCATCGTTAGTTGCAGGGTCAAAGAAGTTAATACCAGAACCACTATGAAAAGACATCTGTGAGCGAATCCACCAACCAGTAAGTGATTGCTCACCTGGTTCGGTAGTAGAATCAAACTGTTCTTTCTTAAACGGTGCAGTCTTACGGCCATAGGGACGTTCATTATTTGTGGCTAGAATAAAAGGTAGTCCACCAATAGCAATGTCATAGGCTATGTCAGTGTTCTGCCAGATAGATGTAGAAGAAACTACACCTACGTCTACGGCAATAGAGCGTTCGGCTCTACCATCTGTTAAATCTCTACCAGCCACCGTATCTCCTTAAGTCAGAAAAAAATTAGTTGAGCAGTTTGTATCCATGCTTAGGGATAATTGTTACGAAAGAAGTAACTTGGCTTCGTCTGCAGTCATACCAAGACGGGCAAGTAGGGCTGCTTTAGTTGCTGCTTTTGCAAGTTCTTCTTCTGTTGGTTCTGGAATTGCTTTTGTTGACTCTAGCCAAGCAATTTCTTCTGCTGTCATTTCTCTTTCAATGACCTCATTAGTTTCAACATCGTGTATTTTAATTGTTGGGTTAGTCATTATTTAACTCCAAATAGGTAGTAGGTT